TATCATGTGCAAGGGTTTCATCCGCAAACACCGTATTGAGAATGTCCGCCAGTTTTTTGCCCATTTTAAAGGCTTCTGATTGAATCTGCGGCCACGGAATGCTTTCCATCCATCCCTTGAACTTATCAAGGATATCCTGCTCAGATGGCAGATCAATGGGTACCTCTTCTATGTGAGTTCCTGCTGCCGCACCGCCTGCTCCTCCTCCGCCGGAACCGGATTTGTTATTATTTAGTACATCGAGATCGTCGAACTTCGCCAGATTGTTCGCGGCCTTTTTTGCCGCATCCCCTGCCTTATTCGCCGCCTTGCTGGTGCCGAGCATGGATGCCGCAACAGCATTGTTATCCGCCACGACCCGCTTGTATGTGCCCGCTCCGGTCAGCTTTGCAAAGAACATGCCCAGCAGATTGATGGCATTTGCAAGCCAGCTGCAGAGTGTAACAAGATACGGAACAACTGCATTGATGATCGGTGCAAAAGCTGATGCAAAGGCTCCGCCGATGCCGCTCAGCGCGGCCTTAAGGGATGTAATACTGTTCTGTAACACAGCATCCTGTGCCGCGTATGCGTCAATGTATCTGCCAACGGATTGCGTGATCTCACGGAACCCCTGACTCATCAGGTTGAAAATAAACGCAGAAGCCGCCAGCCGGAGGATCCGCTTCCGGAAATTATCGATGCCTCTTCCAAGAGACTGTAGTGGAACAAGTGCCCCCTTTGCTGCATTCAGCAGTCGGGTTCCCATTACTGATGCAGCATTCGCAGCCGCCGAAGCCATTTTCCTCGCGCCATTTGCAAGGATCGTAAATACTTTTTTGCCGATTGCTCCCAGCGTGGAGAGTGTTCTCCCGACTGCATCCAGTACATTCTTAACCCGGGCAGCACTGGAAGCCGTCTTGTTCATTTCTTCCTGATGCCGGATTTGCAGTACACCGTACTGTTCCTGCAATTCATTAAGCTGCTCTGAGAGTTTCTGATACCCTGCCTCCTGCGTGGGATCCTTAAATGCACCGCCAGACTCCGTAAGGCTCTGCATTTTGCTCCTGATCTCATCGATCTTGTCGGAAACATCTGCCTCCTGCTGATACAGCTGCTGCATGGCTCCGGACTTTTCGCTTACACCGATTTCTGACCACTGCTGTTCCTTCTGTGTAAGTTTGGTCAGCTGAGTTTCCAGATTATGCAGTTCGCTTTTCAGCGCCTTATACTGGTCTGTTGGGGCCTGCACATTCCGCATATCAGCCATCTGCGATTTGACAGCTTCAATGCGCCGCGCAGTCTTATTCATTTGTGCTTCAATGCGGGCCAGTCCCGAGGTAATTCCTCTGGTATTCAGTTCTGTATTGACTCTGATGCTTCCGGCATAATCTGCCATATTTACGCCTCTTCGTGCCGATTGATCTTCGCATGGGCAAGGAAGTCGTTAATTACCTCCTGTCGCTCCTGTTCCTCTGCTTCCGATTCCAGATTGATCGCATACCGTCTCTTGGCTTCCAATAGGGCATCTTTGTTTTCTTTTTTCCATCTGGAATCTATCTTTTTCTGCCGTACATCGACCACTCGGGTAAAAGCACATTCATCCAGCGATGTAAGCAGGGCCATGAAAACCCAGTAATGTAAGGATGCGGTAATCAGATCAATGCGATATTGTGATAAAAAAGCAGAGTAAATGCGCCATTGGTCATTGTCGAAGGACATAACCGGAACTTTACTCTGCTCATGTGTTTTTATTCTATTGTCACTGTACCATCCGCCGAGGAACCACTCTATTCCCGCCTGTATGGTCTGCGACTCCGGCATTATTCCCGCATCATTGCCAAAGAGCAGGTCCGCGCAGGTTGCATATTTTTCCGCATCTGTCAGGTCCGGATCCTGTGATGCCAGTGTCATCTGGACTCCGATGCGGAAATCATAATTGATAGAATATCCTTCGTAGTTTGTCGGCAGCGGATCAAGCAGGACATTCCACATCAGGAATGCCTGCCGCGGCTGCGGGAATACCTGAGCCTGATCTTCTCGCCTCTCTCATCCGCAATCTTCTGCATGATGGGAGTGAGCTGATCAAGGAAATCATTGACCATTGCCTCATCCGGAGTCACATCTGCCCCGAATACCTTGTCACAGGTATGCGGTCCGAAAATTGCATCCAGCTGCGCGCCTGTATCCTCGTACAGCTTCGCAAGCCGGTGCACAACTTCCATCCGTTTCTGGAACACAGGAGAATCAGAGCTTTCAATAGCATCTGATTCCTTTACATCCTTGTACTTTTCATCCAGATCATCCGAGAATTTCCGGATATCGTTCTGCTGCTGTTCCAGCCATTTCAGCATGGCGCCGAATCTCTCAAAAAGTCTGGGATCATTTGCCGAAACCTCAATGAAATCCCCATTGTCGTTTACGTCGATACGGCGTATGCCATTATCTACACGAATTTTTCCAATTGTCTCCATCTTCATCCCTCCATAAAAATGCGGGCACCCTTATCAGATGCCCGCACTACTTACGTATATCTGCCTTACGCCGAAGCTGGCGTGAACTTGTTGGTCGCGGTATCGAACGTTCCCTTGATCTGTCCGCCGCATCCGCCGAACGTGATTTTGTCGATAACATCGCCGCCAGCATCTCCGCCAGTACTCCCGACCTGCACGACATACTTTCTGCGGTATGCCTCATACGCCGATCCGGTTGACGGCTTAGAGGAGAGATCAACTCTTACAATGTACGTCTCTGCCGCCTCCCCCGTCGGAAGCTCGTTGATCATCTTCTTGAACCATGTGCGGCAGTCATCGTCCACACAATCATCCCGCTCCACTTCAATGGTCGGAGTGTAACTCTTAAGAATCGTAGTGCCGGATGACTGGTTGATCCACTGCTTGGAATCCGTTTCCGGATTCATGGACTCTTCAAGGGATGCGATACCATCTCCCAGAAGGACATAGGTTTCAGATTCCCCCATGGAGGTGTCAACATAATGTGCCAACAGTTCTCTCTTCATATTAGTTTCCTTTCCTGAAATACTGCAGCTGTAAATTCACCTGGTAATCTACCGTGCCATCGTCCTGCATAGACGCCATAAATGCGGGAGAGGCCCGGCTGATCTGCCTGATCATCCGACCTTCCGTCAGCGTGGGATAATCTGCGATCTGATATGTTTTGCCATCGTATGTGACCGGTTTGCCTTCAAGCCACATCGCAATTGTATTGAGACGTGCTTCCTCGCTGATTTTCCGATCATCGGAAGTCGGTTTGACTCTTGTACGGAGAAAGAAGCTGTACTGGCCATCAAAAGCGCCGGAAATATACCGCCTGAGATAAACCGTCCCCTGCTGTGGGAAAATACCCAGAGCATTCAGCGCCATATCTTCATACCTGATCTGCGTCCGCTTTAAGATCATTGGGGCATTCTTCACCATCATGACTACTGTCCGGCCTATGGCCTCCTGTTCCGCAATGTCCAGCGTCTGCAGCTGTTTCTCTTCTCCCATTACAAAAACCTCGCGATCTTCTTTATACCTTCGATCCAGCTATCACCGTAAGCCTCATATGCCCGGTCAAACCAGTGATCGCCCGTCCCCGCGGTGTAATAGCTGAGCGGTCTCCCGGATGGGACCTTCTTGCCCTTCCATCCGTGCCACATGCCATCTGCACCAATAAAACCGGATGCATTATGTTCAGGGTTGATATATACCTCACCCTCATACATGTAATGGGCATATGGAGTATTCCATTCAATCTGTCCGCCATCTAGTCCTTCCGGGAATGTTACAGAGGACCGCAGCGTGCCATTTCGGAACGGGATAAAATTGGTACAGTCCGCCGCAACCTGCGATGTCAGCCATCTCTGTGCCTCCGGAAGATTCCTGCGGAAACGGGACAGATTGATATTGATTTCTGTGCCATATACTTGCACATGAATATCTTTGACAAACAGATTTTTAAGTCCCATCATCTGCACCCCAGTTCCCAGTGTGGTATCAGTGCATAGTGATCAGCTGAATTGATCTTGAACACATATGAATATTCCGCAGAAATGTCCTCGATCAATCCGTCTTCTGTATCACTGATCATGCCGGTCTGAGCTGTATACTTTGCACCAATGTCTGTATCGTCTGTGATAACGATGTATGCATTCTCGGTAAAAGTATATTTTCCAGCCTTGTCTTCCGCTGTCTCCCATTCAGATGGTATGCAGTACCCTTCCGGAAGGTCCGAATCATGCACCTTGACCGTACAGACATTGGCATCTGCCATCCCTGTGGCGGCAATGTTCGCCGCTTTGGTCAGCTCAATCCGCACATTGTGCAATTCCGTTCCATACCATACAGAAGGGTTCCCCGCATCTCCGCCAGAATGGTTGTATATAACTACTTTATGGCAATACCCGAGTCCGACCATCAGTCAAGTCCTCCGTACAGGTAACAATGTCCCTGATCGTCGCTCACTCCGGATAGATATGTTTTCGCTCTGGC